GGAGAGTTTTACTGTGCTTGGTTTAGGTGACGACAATCAGATTTACTTTTGGAAAGATCAGAAATGGAATCTACTATGAAAATTGAATGCCCAATGAAATTAACTTTTATGCTTGAAGAGCAAAACAATATACTCACAAATGCGTTTGTTGTCGATGACTCCGAACAGTGTACAACACTAATTATTAAGTTTGCTGATTTTCTTAACGCTCAGTATGGATACGACGTGAAAGAAAAAATTGCATTTATTAATGATTTTAACGTCCATGATAAATGGTCTGTAATTGGAGAACGTACAATTTCTACAGATGCTTTTACTATTGCTAAAAGTTTTGACGAAGAACGTGAAACACCTCCTTGGAAAGACGACGAAGAATGAAAATACTACTGCTCGATATTGAGACAAGTCCTAACACAGCCCACGTGTGGGGTTTGTGGCAGCAAAACGTCAGTATCAATCAGTTAATGGAGTCTTCCTATGTCCTCTGCTACGCAGCTAAATGGCTAGGCGAGGAAGACATCTATTTTGATTCTGTGCATCAATCTAAACCTAAAGCAATGTTGAAAGGTATTCATGAACTTTTGGACTCTTCTGATGCTGTTATTCATTACAATGGAACTAAGTTTGATATTCCTACTCTTAACAAGGAATTTCTCCTCAACAAGTTACTTCCTCCATCGCCTTATAAACAAATTGACTTACTTCGTGTGGTTCGTAGTAATTTTAGGTTTCCTAGCAATAAGCTGGATTATGTTTCTCAACGTCTGGGTTTAGGAAAGAAACATGCTCACGAAGGACATGACTTGTGGGTAAAGTGCATGAACGGCGACAAAGATGCTTGGAAACGAATGGAAGAATATAATATTCAAGACGTTGTTTTACTAGAGAGTCTTTACGACAATCTTTTGCCTTGGATTAAAAATGCTCCTAATCGTAACTTATATCAAGACACTACAGGCTGCCCAACTTGTGGCTCTACTCGTCTTCAAAAGCGTGGAACAGCAGTTTCAACAATCGGTTCGTATCAAAGGTATCAGTGCAGGGATTGTGGAAGCTGGAGTCAAGGTACAAAGTCTGTTAAAAAATCTGTTGAGGTCAAACACCATGGATAATCCAGTAGCAATGCCTTACCCTTATGGTTATCAAACTGAACTAACCCTTGAAGATTATTTCAAGAAGTTACAGAAGCTTAATGGGTATCCGGATGAAATATCATCTGTAAAGTCAGAACAAGTAGGAGGAGATCATTACCAAAAAGGTGCATTACAGCCTTGGGATATTTTTCTTGCTTGGGGGCTTGACCCATGGGCTGCAAATGTGGTAAAATATATACTAAGATTTCCTCATAAGAATGGCAAAGAAGACCTCTTAAAAGCCAAACATTATGTAGATTTCTTAATTGAACATTACGACGAAGTTCACGAGAAGTACTACGAGAAAGAAACCTAAGATGTTCCCCTTGACGCTTGAAGAACTTCGAGAGCGTCTTAAAAGCCTTGATGAGGTAAGCTTACTGGAGTTATTAAATATTAACTCAGAAGACCTTGTTAAGGCTTTTTCCGACTATATCGAAGACAATTTTGAATCACTTATTAACGAAGTAGACTGGGAAGAAGAATAAATGACATATAAGATGACCCCGTACAACACTTTCATTGCCAAGAGCCGATACAGTCGGTATCTCGATGACAAGGGACGTAGAGAGCATTGGAGCGAGACTGTAGCACGTTACTTTGATTTTATGGAAACACATTTAGCAACAAAACAAAATTACACATTAACAAAAGAATTACGTTCAGAATTAGAACAAGCTGTAAATGATTTATCTGTAGTCCCAAGCATGAGAGCAGTAATGACAGCAGGACCTGCGCTAGAGCGTCAGAACGTGGCTGCATTCAATTGTTCTTATTTACCAATAGATGACCCTAAAGCTTTCGATGAAGCGATGTACATCCTTCTCTGTGGCACTGGTGTTGGTTTCTCTGTGGAGCAACAATATGTTAAGAAATTACCTGAAGTCCCGGAGCAGTTGTTTGATAGTAAGAGTTCTATTGTTGTGTCGGATTCTAAAGAAGGATGGGCAAAATCCCTTCGCCAACTCTTGGCTCTTCTATACGCTGGCGAGATTCCAAAGTTCGACGTATCACGAGTTCGACCTGCCGGAGCAAGACTCAGGACCTTCGGTGGACGTGCTTCTGGACCCGGACCTTTGGAAGAGCTTTATAAATTCTGTGTCACCAAGTTTAAAGGAGCAACAGGTCGCCGTCTCACTTCCCTTGAGTGCCATGATATTCTGTGCAAAATCGGGGAAGTTGTTGTTGTGGGTGGAGTCAGACGGTCGGCAATGATTAGTTTGTCAGACTTATCTGACGACAAGATGGCTCATGCTAAAGCAGGTAACTGGTGGGATGGTCAAGGTCAACGAGCACTTGCCAACAATTCGGCTACTTATGTAGAGACACCGTCTATTGGTCAGTTTATGCGTGAATGGAGTTCTATCTATGAATCACACAGCGGAGAGCGTGGTATCTTTAATCGTGAAGCTTCTCAGAAACAAGCTGCTAAGAATGGACGACGTGATGCGGAGTATGCTTTTGGAACAAACCCATGTTCAGAAATCATCTTACGTCCTTACCAGTTCTGTAATTTGTCTTCTTGCATCATTCGCTCTGATGATACTTTCGATAGTATCTCTAATAAGATTCGTCTTGCTACGATCTTGGGAACATTTCAAGCATCGTTAACAGACTTCCCTTACCTACGTAAAGTATGGCAAAAGAACACTGAAGAAGAAGCACTCTTAGGTGTGTCAATGACTGGCATCTTGGACAACACTTTGTTGAACAATCCAGATGATATTGGATTACCTGACCGACTGGAGGAATTACGTGCTATTGCTATCGCAACTAACGCTGAATATAGTAACGCTATTGGTATTAATCAATCTGTCGCAGTTACGGCGATTAAACCTGAAGGCACTGTCTCTCAGCTCTGTAGCACTGCTAGTGGGATACATCCTCAGCATAGCGAGTACTACATTAGACGTGTTCGTGCTGATAACAAAGACCCTCTAACCCAGTTCATGATTCAAGCTGGTTTTGTAGCAGAGCCTTGTGTAATGAAGCCAGAGTCAACTACAGTATTTAGCTTCCCAGTTAAAGTAGCTGATGGTGCATTATTACGTGAAGACTTGACTGCAATTGAGCACTTACGTTTGTGGTTGATTTATCAACGTCACTACTGTGAGCATAAGCCGTCTGTAACGATCTCTGTACGAGAAAATGAATGGATGGATGTTGGGGCTTGGACGTTCAAACACTTTAATGAAGTAACAGGTGTTTCATTCTTGCCGATGGATGGCGGAACGTATAAGCAAGCACCGTATGAAGAATGCACTGAAGAAACTTATAATCAGTTAAAGTTGTCATTACCTGAGTCTGTAGATTGGGAGAATTTCAAAGAGTACGACGATAATGTCGAAGGTGTTCAAACTTTAAGTTGTACAGCAGGAGGATGCGAAATATGACCTTAATATTCCATTGGATTTGTGGTTTTAGTATTGGATTTGAGTATGTCCCAGATTGGGACGATGAGTCTCATTTTGCAATTGATTTAGGTATTCTACGAATACTGTTCAGTAAAGCACACGAAGATGATATTGAACTGATGTAAAACTAAGGGGACTCGAAAGTCCCCTTTTTTATTATCCTAAAATATTCTTTAGGTAGTTCTGCGTTTCTGCCGGAGCAGCCCCTAGTCCTTGTCGTTCTAGATTACCCATTCCCCAGTTATAGGCTGCGAGAGCCTTGGTAGGATCTCCTTGGTAACGATTTAGCAATTGACCCATGTACTTCACACCACCTTGAATACTCTGTGTTGTGTCATAAGGATCAATCCCTAATTCTTTAGCAGTAGCTGGCATGTGTTGGAATACACCACCAGCTCCGGCTGAGGAAGTTGCGTAAGGATTAAAACCCGACTCCTGCTTTGCTTGACGAACAAGCAGGTCGCTATACTTTCCCAAGCCTTGTTTCTCCGCTTCAGCACGAATCTGTTGCTCAATGGCAGCAGGATTATAACTTAAGTCAAGACTAGGACGTTCTCCCCCGGCCCCTGTAGGTGTTGTTTCTTCTGGACCTGTTAAGTCTAGAGTAGGTCTTTCCATGAGAGGTTTTCCACTTACCGGAGCTACATTAGACGGAAGTCCTTCAATACCCGTAACACCTATTTGAGCACCTTGGCGAATAGTAGATGCTGCTGGTTTAAACAATGAAGTTTCAATCTTATTTAATGTCTCGATACTATTAGGATTTTTAATCGCATCACGCAAGATGCCTTTAGTTTCAGGACTCATCAATAGATTGAGTGTTTGCTCGTCTGTCAAACCACCTTTAATTGTATTAATAACACGTCCAGTTAAACTAACAGCTTTTGCAGGACCGTATCCAAGAGCAACCGCAGCAGCAGAAGATACAGCATCTACGGTTTTAGCGTTAAGAGCCTCGCCACCTTCAGCAGCTTGTCCGTATCTTTGCTGATACTTAAAGAAATTCTCAGCATCTTTCATGCGACCTGAAAAATCATCAATATTAGTACCAACAGAAAAAGCCATTGCTTGACGTTCTTTTTCAGGAAGTGTGTTAAATTTGTTTGCTAACAGTTTCAAATCAACACCAGAAGTGCCGTCAGGAAGAGTTGTACGTGCAGCTTGTACAAAATCATCATACATTACTTGACGGATACGTTTTAAATCCTCTGGGGCTGTATTCTGAAGCACACCAGCCATTGTATCTCGTTGTTTATTTGATAATCCTTTGATGGTAGTTAAAAGTGTCTCAGTATCAATTTCGTTGATATTTTTACCTTTTAACTGAGCTGGTAGTCCTTGAGCAACAAAGTTATTTAATGCTTCGTAACCAGTCTTATAAGAACTACGTGCTTCTTCAAGCAGATTGGCAACATCCTTAATACGTGGTACAGTAGTTGTGTCTTTAGTCAACTTTAAGTCGTCTTTTAGACCACCAAAGATTGCTGAAGCAATAACTTTTTGCGAACCAACAGATACATCTTTAATTAAAGACTCGCCTTGTTTAGCTTGTTGACCGAACTCTTGCAACAAAGCTTGCATACGCTCTGCAGAGATACGTCCAGAAGCTAAATCATCACGCATAGAAGACATAAAACGAATTGCAGATTTAGCATCAGTCGTACCTGCGCCAGTGCCTTCACCAACACGTTTACTGTAATCTAGAATCATATTGTCTAATGCTTTGACAGTGTTGTCAGTCATTAGAATGTTGTTGTTACCACCAATTTGCTTTGCAGCATTAAATTTGCTTTGTGTAGACTTGTCGATATTCTCATATAATGATTTAACTTTTCCGTCAAAAGCATTGAAAATTGCAGAGCCAGCTTCTTCTTTTGGGTAGCCAGCAGCAGTGGATACACGAGCACCGGCAGTAGCTGCGCCAGTAGCTTGTTTTTCTAGTACATTAAAAAGTTCCGCATACTGTGGATTCTGACGCAGTTTAGCAACCATTCCTGATACTAAAGGATCGCTAGAAGACTGACCTTTAAGCATGTATTGCTGTAGTGCGTTTTGCTCTTCAGGTCCAAGTTGAGACATTAAATTGTTAACTTGTTTATTCTTCTGCATGTTACGCACAAGATCAAAACCACCTTTACCGAGAGCACCAACTGCCAACAATGACTGAGCTATTGGAGTACCGCCAAAAAGTGTTTCATCTGTAACGTTAGCACCTACGTTCAAACCAGCCAGTGTTTTACCAAGACCCAATGAACTTCCGACACCTTTACCTAGTCCGAACAAAGCAGCAGAATCACGTGAAGTAGCTTCTAGTCCCGGAGTAAGAACATCACCCAGAAGTGGGGTTTGATTCTTAGTAAAAAGATTCTTACCCATTGTAAGGATGTCAGGAATAGCTGCAGCAGCACTGGTTACACCCTTAGCTAAGCCGCCACCAAACGCACCAACACCACCACTGTTAATCATTAACTGATTCTGAATAGCACCAATTTCAGCTTTTAACTTATCTGCTTTAGCTATATCTTTTGGATCTTGGCTATTGTAGATAGGGAGTAATTCACGACCTTTTGCTTGCAACTGAGCAGATAGAGCTGCTCCAGCTTCTTCTTTTGACTTATACTGAGCCATTAAAACTCCTTATTGTGCAGCTTGTTTACGTTTAGCAGCGTAGGCTGCGTAAGGCAAGACATTACCATATTTAGCTACATATTTCTGATAGTCATCAGCATATTCACCTGTAACTGGACCTTGCGGAGCAGCAGAAGTTGTACCACCTAATTTACGTGTACCTTTAAGTGATTCAATATAAGCATTATTTCCAACTACTTGAGATTCTTTATATGATTTTAAATCTTTCAGTGCTTGAGCAACACTCTCTTGATTATTCAAGTCAGTACTTTGAATAATTTGATTCATGGCACGTGTAGCATCGCCTTCAGTCTGCGTACCTTTTGCAGCCATCAAGATATTGTTACGCTCTGTTTCCATGAATTTAGACAAACTAT